CATCTGGAACGACTACGAGGAGGACTAAGATTGAATATCTACGAAATCGACAAGGCGATTTTAGACCTTGTTGACCCGGAGACGGGGGAAGTCTCCGACATGGAAGCGTTTGATTCGCTGTCCATGGACCGAGAAGCGAAAATCAAGAACACGGCGCTGTACATCAAAAACCTGTCCGCCACGGTAAAGGGCATTTCTGATGAAATCAAAGCCCTGACCGAGCGGAAGAGGGTAGCGCAGAACAAGGCGGACCGGCTCATGCAGCTTTTGGAGTATGCCCTGGCCGGTGAACCGTTCGCCACCCCGGAGGTGGAGATTCGGTATCGCAAGTCCAAGGCCTTGGAGGTCAGCGACGAGGCCGCAGCAATCGACTGGCTCAAAGAGTACGGGTATCAGGACTGCCTCAAGGTTCCGCCTGTCACCGTCTCCAAGAACGACGTCACCGCCCTTCTCAAAGAGGGCTTCGAGATTCCCGGCGTTTCCCTGGTGGAGCGCACGAATATGGGGGTGAAATAATGGGTGTTCCTGTTCTGATTCTTGGGGCCTCCGGCTCCGGCAAGTCCGCCTCTCTGCGGAATTTTGAGCCAGACGAAATCGGCGTTCTGAATGTGGCTAGCAAGCCCCTGCCGTTTCGCAGACGGCTCAAAGTCGTGAATGGCGCCGGTTACTCCACCATTATGAAGGCGCTGTCTAAGCCCACCATGAAGGCTTACGCCATCGACGACAGTCAGTATTTAATGGCATTCGAGTTCTTCAACCGAGCCAAGGAGACCGGCTACAACAAATTTACGGACATCGCCCTGAATTTCCGGAATTTGATTGACTTCGTCATCACCAAGACCCCGCCGGAGACCATCGTTTACTTCCTCCACCACGTGGAAGAGGCCAGCGACGGCACCCTGAAAGCCAAGACCATCGGCAAGATGCTGGACGAGAAGCTGACCCTGGAGGGCCTCTTTTCCATCGTCCTGCTCTGCCGCTCCGAAAAGGACAAACACTACTTCGTCACCCAGTCCGAGGGATATTCCACGGCCAAAAGCCCCATGGAGATGTTCCCCGCCGAGATCGAGAACGACCTGAAACTGGTTGACACAACCATTCGTGAATACTGGGGCCTTGCCCCGATTAAGGAGGCACCAGAAGATGCGCAGAATTAACTGGGATACTGTCGAGGAAAACGTAGATTTTCCCAAGCCCAAGCCCGGCGGCTACATCGCCAAAATCATCCGGGTGGAGGACAACGAGGACAGGGAGTATTTACAGATTGAGTGGGACTTCGCTCAGAAACCCCTGGCAGGCTACAACCGCTCCATCTACGAGAAGTTCGACCGCTGGCCCTACATCCTCCGCCGGTCCTACAAGGAAAGCGCCCTGGGCTTCTTCAAGGCATTCAAGACCGCCCTGGAAAACAGCAACCCCAACTACCATTTCAGCGAAGACCGCATCCACGACATGGAAGGGAAGTACATCGGCGTGATTCTTGGTATGGAGGAATACAACGGCAAGCTGTCCCTCAAAGTTCGGGAGACTCGCAGCATTGCCGTGATCCAGAGAGGGGAGTACGAGGTCCCCACGCCCAAGCTGGAAAAACGCCCTGTAGATTCCTCCGCCGTCAACCCCTTCACCGACCTCGGAGACGAGGAAGAAGGCGAGGACACCCTGCCGTTCTAAGTAGCACCACAAGCAAAACGAATTTTGCTTTGGAATCTGCGGAAGCAAAATTCGTTTTGCTTCGCAACTTGTCTAAGCAAAATCAGTTTTGCTTCCGACAGCGAAACAAGCAAAATGGAGGAACAATGCATCGCACCCAATTTACATTCTACGAGAGCTTCGCCAGGGCCATTCGGATGATACCTGACGGTGAAGAGAGAGCCGCAGCTTATGACGCCATCTGCGACTATGTATTCTATGGAACCTTACCGGGAGACGACAGCCCGGCGAGCGTTCGCATGATCTTCTGTCTGGTACAGCCTTCTCTGGACGCGTCCAACCGCAAGGCAGAAAACGGCAAGTCTGGCGGAAAAAAAGCAAGTTTAAGCAAAACCGATTTTGCTTCGGAAGATTGCGGAAGCAAAACTGATTTTGCTTCCGACGATGAAGAAAGCAAAAATGATTTTGCTTCGGAAGGTGTTGGAAGCAAGAAAAAGAAAGAGAACAAGAAAGAGAACAAGAAAGAGGACAAATGTCCTCCCCCTATTAGTCCCCCTCAGGGGGACCAAAAACCAGCCGAGCGCCACAAGTTCGGGGAGTATGGCTGGGTTCGACTTTCTGACTCCGAGTACGACCGCCTCGTTTCCGAGTACGGCAAAGACCGTGCGGAGTGTGCCATCAAGCACATCGACGAGGCCGCCCAGTCCACGGGGAACAAGAACCGCTGGAAGGACTGGAACCTGACCGTCCGCCGGTGCATCCGGGAGGACTGGGACATCAAGCGCTTTCACAGCGCCAACAAAGCGCCTGCGCCAGGAAGTGCAAACCCTGTCAGCAGCGATGACATCGACCGCTTCTTTGCGGATTTAGAAAACACAAGCAGCCTGTGAGCAAGCATCGGGCCAGCACACGTCCAGATCGTCTGGGGCGTTCTACGAGAGGGGCGTCGTACCGGGTTGACGTGTGCGCCCAATGCAGCGCAGGAACGAGAACGGAGGAAACGATGGCACGAAAACAAAGCCCGACCACGCCGCTTGCCAGGCGGCTTGACGAACTCGTTGCATCAGACCCCGTGGGCATCCGCGAATACCTGGGATGCACCTCGCAAGCAATCAGCCAATACCGGACGGGAACCTCTCGCCCGACCTTGGAAAATCTTTGCAAAATCGCCACCTATTTCAACGTGAGCACCGACTATCTTCTAGGCCGCACAGACAGCCCCGCCCCCACCGTGAACGCAGAGGAGGCCCGACAGTATACCGGGCTGTCCTTGGATGCACTGGAGGTCCTGCATAGCTACCAGGAAAGCGCACACAGCAACACGTGTTTACGCCTGATAAGCGACATCATCTCCGGCCCATTTGCACAAAACACACTGTGCGATTCCACAGATACCCACAGCAACGCCCAGAATCACGCACAAGCAACGATAAGCCCGCATGACGTATGAGATTACCATCCGCATCAAAAACCCGTCTCAGGACATTCTAGCCGTAAAGGAGGCAATCGCTTACGACTGCGAGAAATACGGAGACCTAGAAATCGTGCGCATCTCCCAGCAGGAGGAACACCAAACATCGCTCTGGGGGACCATCCCCCACACGAAGGAGGAACGCCCATGATTTTTGACAAGGGAAATATTTGCTTCGTTCAGAAGGTCAACGCCCCCGGCGAGAACGGCCGCCCCGCCGTCATCGTCTCCGAAAGCCGCAGCAACCGCTACGCCCACGACGTCATCGTCTGCTACCTGTCCCGAGACTGGAAAAAGCAGAGGGACAGCGACGTGGTGGCCTCCCGCTTCCGGGACGGCAAGTCCTTCGTCCTGGCCCACCGCCCCACCTCCGTCACCAAGAGCCGCATTTCCGGCTTCGACGGCAAACTCACCGACACGGAAATGAGCCGAGTAAACGCCGCCCTCCGCCTGGCGCTGGGCATCTGAGAAAGGAAGAACAAAGCATGACACGAGACGAAATCCTCCAGTCCGCCATCACCGCCGTGTGCACCGAACACAACGATGAGTACGGCGAGCCGGAGCAGAATTTTGAGGCCATCGCCGCCTACTGGTCCAACTACCTGTCCTACGCCCTGGACCGGGACACCATGCTTTGTAGCCGGGACGTGGCCCACATGATGATTCTGTTCAAAGTCGCCCGCCTCACCACCGGCAAGCTGACCCAAGACAGCTACATCGACATCGCCGGGTACGCCGCCTGTGGGGGTGAACTGGCTTGATTCTATCCGGTAAAGAGATTTTGGCGAATCTCCACGAAAATATAAAGATTTCGCCATTCGATATTGGGCAGCTTAACCCGAACAGCTACAACCTCCGCCTGGGCGACACCCTCATGGTTTACGACAGCACCATCCTGGACATGAAGCGGAAAAACCAGGCCCACACCATCCACATTCCCACGGAGGGCTACCTCCTGGAGCCTGGCCGGTTATACCTGGCCCAGACCATGGAGCGCACCGAAACGCAGGGGTTTGTCCCCATGCTGGAGGGCCGGTCCTCCGTGGGCCGTCTGGGCCTCTTCGTCCACGTCTCCGCAGGGTTCGGCGACGTGGGCTTCTCCGGGTATTGGACGCTGGAATTGTCCTGCGTCCAGCCGGTCCGGGTGTACCCTGGCGTGGAGATATGCCAGATTTTCTACCACACTATCCAGGGCGACTACACCAGCTACGACGGCGGCAAATACCAGCACAACCAGGGCATCCAGCCCAGTCAACTATGGAGGGAGTTTCGGTGAGAATACTTGTGGCTTGCGAGGAATCCCAGGCTGTGACTATTGAGCTGCGCAATCTAGGGCATGAGGCATACTCCTGTGACATCGAACCGTGTTCTGGGGGGCATCCAGAGTGGCATTTACAGGTGGACGCTCTGGAGCTGCTGAAAATGCGTTGGGATATGATTTTGGCTTTTCCACCTTGCACCTACCTCTCCAATGCAGGGGCGAAGCATTTGTTCGGGGGGGGCAAATTGAACGAGGAGCGATACCGGAAGGGGCTGGAAGCAAAAAAATTTTTCCTGTCGTTCTTAGATGCTGATTGTCAGAAAATCGCTGTTGAGAATCCTGTTTCCAGCAGGATATTCGATATGCCACCTTACAGTCAGGAGATCCAGCCATGGCAGTTTGGGCACCCTGTCAAGAAGAAAACAAGGCTGTGGCTAAAAGGCTTGCCGCCACTGGAGCCGACAAACACAGTTGAACCTCAGTGCGGCTGCCACGAAGCTGGAACATGGTTTATGCGGGGTGGCACTGACCGTCAGAAGAACAGAGCAAAAACATTCCCCGGCGTGGCGAAAGCGATGGCAGAGCAATGGGCAGGGGAAGCAAAGGAGGAAACAACATGAAGAAAAAGAGAAAAATCAAGCTACTGATGGCTCTCGGCCTTGGCCGGAATAAAGCGACCGCTTTCGCAAAAGGCCATGCGGTGACCATCGGGAATATGAGCAGCAAAGAGTACGGCCGTGCGGTCTATAGAGTGTGGTGCAGGAAGAAATGACCGCAGGAACTTATCGCCTTTGCCGCAAGTGCGGCGAGACCTGGAACGTGAGTTGCATCCATCCGGGGGAGAAAGTATACATTTGCCCCGTTTGCACCTGGAAGAACAGAAAGGAGAAACAGAAATGAGGTTGATTGACGCAGATGTGCTGAAACGATTTTTCATGGTCGATGACCCAAACAAAGGAACTCCGTTTGCAATGAATTTTGCGATTCGGTCCATTATTGATGGGATGCCCACAGTTCTACCAACCTCCTCGTGGATAAGCACCAAAGATAGGCTCCCTGAACTTGGAGAGGAAGTTCTTATTTGCCTCAGGGGGCAAACCGTGATAAACGCATACCTCAAAGACTATGGGGGCGGTCACTACTCATTCTTCGGGACTGCTTGCCCGCTGGAGGATGTTCTATACTGGATGTCCATGCTGCCGCTGCCGAAGGAGGAAAAAGAATGATCCAGGCACTGTGCGTGTTCGTAAACCTTTTGTGCGTTGTGTTCCTCCTGTGGGGCATCTATGATTGCTGGCAGTGGAGCAAGACAACGAAAGAACTCCAAAAACTCATAGAGAAGATGAAGCAACGGGAGGGGAACGAAAATGACTGATTTTGAATACCTGGTTGACCACCTGTCAGAGTCCGAGTGCCTGGCACAACTGGCAGAGGAGGCCAGCGAACTGTCCCAGGCCGCCCTAAAGCTGCGGCGGACCATCACAGAGGGGGCGTTTCCCACGCCGGTCACCGAGGATGAAGCAATGGACAACCTGGTGGATGAGTATTCCGACGTAGCTTTCGCCCATGTCCTTTTTACTTGCAAACGTGAGGCGTGGTTTATGAGCCAAGAGGCGTATAAAACTGTGATCAACATGTGGCATAATCGAGCCCGTGCCAAACGCCTCCGTGACCGCATGGAGGACCGCAAATGAACATCTGCGGCGACTGCCTCCGCTACGGCTGCCCCTGGGAGGCCCGTTTTGAGCCCGTCCCCGGCTGGGAGGCCACCCGTACCAGGGTGGACCCAAACGGCACATACCGTGGCTTGAAGAAAGGCTACGAATCCTACGACATCAAAAAGTGCCCCCTCTTCATCGACGGCACCAAGCGCAAGGATGCCAGTTTCAAAGCCGCCGTGGCCCTCTGCCGCAAGGTGGGCCTAAAGGAGAAACCATCCCCGTATCCGCCCCAAAAGCCCCTCCGGCAGCCGCCGGAACCCGCAAAGCGGAAGGTGCTCTTCTGCCGTGACTTGAAAACCAGGGAGATCACCACCTACTCCTCCGTCTACGAGGCGGCGGCGGCAGAGGGCCGCACCTTCACAAAGCAAGGCATCTCCGACTGCATCTGGGGCCGCTCCCAGATGCACCGGAACTGTGTGTTCTGGTGGGAAGGCTCCCCGGAGCCGGAGGTGAAACACAAAAGCACCGGCCGAAAACCCAAGCCCATCTGCGGCACCCACCAGGAGACCGGCCAAGTGGTCCACTACCCCTCCTGCAAGGCCGCCGCCGAGCAAAACCCAGGTTGGCGGACCGATACGCTTTGCAGTGCTGCCAACAAGGGAAAGAAGGTCTACGGCTACATCTGGCAGTGGGAGGAAAAAACATGATTATTGCCGCCATCGACCCCGGCGACACCCAGTCCGCCATCTGCTTTTTGAACCGCCTCACCCTCCAGCCCCTGGCCTTCCGCAAGGCTCCCAACGAGGAGATTTTGAAGCAGGTCAAGGAAACGGTATACGATGCCCTTGTCATCGAGCGCATCGCCTCCTACGGTATGGCGGTGGGCAGAGAGGTATTCCAGACTTGCGAGTGGATAGGCCGCTTCACAGAGGCTTCCAGCGCCCCTGTGGACTATGTGTATCGCCGGGAAGAAAAACTCCACATCTGCGGCGACCCACGGGCCAAGGATACCAACATCCGCCGGGCCCTCATCGACCGCTTCGCCCGCCACGACCTGAAAAACGGCAAGGGCACCAAGGCAAATCCGGACTGGTTTTACGGCTTCCACGCCGACTGCTGGGCCGCTTACGCCGTGGGCCTCACCGCCATTGAGACTCACACAAAAGAAGGGACCACCTGACATGGTGGCCCCTTCTTTTTTACTGTGCAAGGTCTGTAAAGTATACCCCGTTTCCTGTGCTTGTCCCCGTGCTGCTGCTTTTGCTGCTGGAGGACTTGCTGGAGGACTTCGAGGACGACTTTTTGGTGGAGGAACTAGAGGACTTGGAGGACGAACTGGAACCAACCTGGTCCCAGGTTTTCTTCCAGCCCTTCACGTTCTGCATCGCCGCCCACATCTTCCGGTTGGTGGCGTCGTCCAGGCCCAGGCTCTGGATGCTCGCCTTGGCTTCCGCCTGGGTGATGCTCCCGTTGCCGTCTGCGTCGGCGCTCCAAATGGAGGCCACCAGCATATTGCTCTGGTCCTTGGAGAGGCCGGCGCTCACCCCTGCGCTGTACACCGCCTCATCGTTCAAGCCATAGAGGGGATTCCCGGAGGATTCCGTCTGGGTCTGCTCTTCCGTCCCATCTGCCGAGGATTCCTCGGCGGTTGCCTTCTCGTTCTCTGCCTGTTGCTTGGCGCGGTTCAGGAAGTATTCGGTGCCGTCCTGGCCGCCCTCCGCAATGGCGGCGTGGGCTGCCTTCACCCATTTGCTTACATTGCTCACGTCGGCGTTCATGGCCAGCTTGCCTTCCGTCTTGGCATAAGTCCACACGTCGTCGATAAGGTCCGCCTTCTCGCTGTCGCTCATGGCCTTGTAGTCGTCGCTGGCGATGATGCCGGACAGCAGGTTGTAGGCCGTCTGCCCCTGGGTGGTCTGCCGTGCCAGGTACTGCGCCCCGGTCATATACTGCTCGTCCACCTTCTCGCTGGTCTTGATTTTGGAGGCAAAAACGCTGTCGAATCCGGCGTCATACAGCCGCTGGAGTTCCGTATCCACGTCCGTCTCGTTGATTTTGGAGGTATAAGCGGGGTTGAGCATATTGTTCAGGCCCCGGATAAGGGCATTGTCCCCGGTGCTCTGGCTCCTGCCCCAAGCGTCCACATAGTCCTGCTGGTGATAGTCCCAGCCAGGGATTTTAGCCGAAATGGACCCCAGGAGATACTGCACGTCCGCCGGAACGCTGCTGTCTCGGTCGATCCAGGTGCTCTTTCTGGTATCCTGGCTCGTCCGCTCAATCTGCCCCAGCGCCGTGGGAATAAACTGGGTCAGGTAACTTGTGGCGGCGGAGGCCATCGCCGCCCACAGCTTGTCGTCGGCGTAGCTGATATTGTCCAGGGCGTCCGACAGGCTGGAAAGCATAGACATTTCCAGCATGGGACTGGAGATGCGCTTCATCGAGTCCCAGATGGAATCCATGGTGACCCCATCCTTGCTGGCCATATTGTTGAAAAACTCCACGCCGACAAAGAATGGAAGGGCTTCCGGTGCCAGCCAGTCCAGGGTGATGGACCGCCCGAACACCTCCAGGGAGTAGTCCTGGTGCCCAGTCAGGCTGTCCTGGTCGTCCTGATTGTCGTCCCCGGAACTGCCACCTCTGATGTACCCCATCTTTGCAAGGGCTATGCCAAGGGCCATAATCCCCGTTCCGGTGAGGCCGGAAGCCAATTCGTCTATCACGTCAGCCGCCGTCTTGGTCCCCTTCTTCACGCTCACGCATCCGTCATAAATGCCCTTTGCCAGCCATGCCGGGGAGTATTCAACGCCACGGGCCAGGATGTTTGCCGGGGTTTTCTTGAAGGGCAAGATGCCCTCCACCACCACCGTCCCAACTGCTTTCGTCACGGGGTTTTTACTGTTCTTCGCCCGGCCCAAAGATGCCACGGCTTCCGAAAAAGCGTTGGAATCACGATAGGTGGCCTTGGCCGCCTCCTTCACGGCGTAAGCCTGGGCCTTGGATTTCTCGTTTACGGGCAGCATATCATAAACTTCTGCCTTTATGTCGTTCGCCTTTAGGTATCCGGCCAAGGCTCCGGCATAAGCTGGCATGGAGAATATTGTGTCGCCCTTGTCCATTACCCAAGATGTTGCATTTGCAGCCGGGTTGAATACAGACATCGCCCCGGAGAAGCGGGGCTGGTATTGCTGGAGATCGTTCAGCCCGTCGCTGAATTTTCCGCCGGACAAAACCAGCTCCTCCATACCGCCCTCCCTGTAATCGTAAATACCTGCGGCATATCTCGCCCGGTCCTCTGCGCTGAACGGGTTGAGGATGGATTTCGTGCGCTCCGGCTTGTTGCCGATGACCACGCTCTCCATTCCTGCGGCGAGCAGGTCCTTTGTCAGCCGGACTGGGGCAAACCCGGCGTTGCCCACCACGTTTCTAACCTGGGTTCGGAGATTGCCCAGCATGGCAAAGTATCGCCAGTTCCTGCTCTGCGCCTGCCAAGTGAGGGGCAGTTTCGACCCAATGTCCTGCTTGATTTGTTTGATTACGTCCCGGCGTTCCTGGTCTGTCTTTGCGTTCATAAACTCCTGGGCAAGGCCGGGGGAAATGGAAATATCCTGCACCCCGAAAAGGCGCTCCGTCGCAAGGGAGTTGAACTCGTTGGAGGAGAAAGCGCCCATATTCGCAAGGTCAGAGAATTTCTCAATCAGTGTTTTCTGCTGCCTTGTCGGCTTCTTCCCGAACCTCGCCCGTAGTGCTTTTGTGCTCGCCTGTTTCACTTGGGCGTTGAACTTATCCACAACATCCTTGGAGAATTTATCCACGCCGTCAACCGACGCAATGCCGTAATCCTCGGTGAGCATCTCCGCAATGTTATTCGCCAGAATACGCTTGTTTTCCGCCCCTTGCTTAATGAGGTCAGCCATTTTCACGCCGATCTCACGCATGGACTTTTTCACGTCCTTGTTGATGCGGTCTGCGGTATCGTAGCCTTCGGACCGTTCCTCCACAAACCGGGCCACGGAACGATACAGCTGGTCGGAAAAACCTTCATCCGCCTGGACCTTCTCTTGCAGGCTGTTGTAGATCTGGTCCGTGAGCTCCCGTTTGTCATACTGTCCCCGGATACCAAGCTGTGCCTTTGTGAGTTCCTCCGAAATTGCCGTCTCGGAAATGGCATCCATAATGGTCTGCTGGAATCCGGAGTCTCCGGCATCACTGAGGAGGAACATGGAATACTGGCTCATCCGTTCCGGGTCGTCTGCGTACCGCTCTTGCAGGGCCTCTTTTGCGTAACTCCACGCTTCCTCATAGGCTTCCTGGTTGTTCATATAGTCGATGATACGGTCCGTTGCCGTCCGTTTCTGCGTGTTTGCCGGTCTGGCATTGTCCACGTAAGACTTTATGAATTTCGACAAATCGCCCAGGATGATTCGAGAGACCGGCTTCGCTCCGCCCCTCCGCTTGGATTGGTGGAGTTTCTTCTCCAGTTCCCGGCCTACCTCCGCCATCCAATCTTCCACCGGCACATTGTCCTTGTCCTGGCTGTACTCTTTCTCGTATTCTTCGTTGAGCGTTCGGAGGATGTTCAGGGCGTCGTCCCGTTCTTTCGCCACGTCCTTCAAGGCTTCGCCCGTGGTGCCCTGGCCCTGCTGCCCGCCCTCTTGGGCGGCGGCCTCGTTGCGCTCTTGGGTGGTGGTCCCGCCCATCTCCCGCAGCTGATTCAGGGCGTCGTCTCTCGCTTGCTGGACCTCTTTCATGGCGGTGTTGGCGTCCGACCGTTTCTTGCTCTGCCGTTCGCTCTCGTTTTCGATGACCTCCTGCCGCAGCCGTTCCACTCGCTTTGCCATGGAGTAAAGCTGCCCTTCCGGCGACAGTCGGTTGATAATATTTACCGCCTGGACCGCCTGGCCTGCGCTGTTTGCCATCGTTGCGATCTTGGTGGCAATATCCGTTGCGTCAACGTATCCCTGGGCCGTGCCCTGATTCACGGCGTTGTTATAGAGCGCCCAGCCTTTTGCAATCACGTCCTTTGTGACGGTCCCGCCATCCACCTGGGCTTTCCAGTCGTTGTAGGAGGCGTCGTACCCGGCGTCGTCCATCTCAGCCGTCGCCCTGTCCATAGCCGCCTTGTCGCTGTAGGCCACATAAGAGAGGTCGCCGTTGGTATAGGAGCGCTCCAGCGATTCCACAACTTGGTTCGGGGTGAGACCGGCGTTCATCACGGTGGCCGCCGCTTTCTTGGTGAGCAGCCCGTTCAGGTCCTGCTTCGGCACTTCCACCGCAGCCCGCCCGTGCATCTCTGCTGCCCGTTCCGCCGATGCTTCGTTTACGGGATGAAACCCCTCTCCCGCCGTCTCCGCCTGCCAAGAGGAAAATTCCCCGGCTCCGCCCTTCGACATGGCCCCTTGCCCCTCCGGCAGGGGGTTTTCGTCTGGCTCCACGTCCTCCTCCAGCCCCTGTATCCGCTCCGCCTTCTCCCGCTGCATCTCCTCCCATTCCTGCCGCAGTTCCTCCTCGGTCACTTCGTTCAGGTCCAGGCTCAGTTGGTTGGCTCGGATATAGTTTTCCAGGGTGTCGGTGGTGAAGGAGCCGGGGATCTTCTCTTTCTCGGCAATGTATTGCTCGTTGGGCGGGATGATTTCTTGCCCATGGTAATACCCATTGGTCAGCATATCGTCCAGAAGGATTTCAATTTTCTTTGCCAGTGCCACGTTCTCGTGCCCCTGGTCTTTCAGGATGAGTTCGCACCCGTCCATGATTTGGCTCCTGGTCAGCCCAAACTTCGATTCTGCCTTTTTCAGCAGCGGGGTCAAATAGGTGATGGTCCCCTTGCCGTACCTGTGGTGGTCCTGCATCCTGGACCCATACGCCTGGTCAATGAGTTCTTCCGCCACGCCCTTGTAGTAGGAGCGGAATTGCGGGTAGTCGAACTGGAACGCCTTCACGCTCCGGCTGGAGATATTGATATCCTTCCGGTTGTCAATGTGGTTCTCTTCCTCCCCAAAGATTTTGGAGACCTCGCCCTCATTGATGCGCTTGTCCTGCAAAATGCTGGACTGCTCTTTGTCGATTTCCCCAAACTCCGCCGTGATTTGTTCGGCATAAGCGTTGGGGTTCTCGTAGTGTTCCGGGTGATACGCCAGGTCCCTGGCCCGTGCTTTCAGGTCGTCCAGTCTGGCATTGAAAGCCTCCGCCCGCTTCTGGATCTCCATCTGCTTTGCGGTCAGGCCCGTTGTGTCATCGTGGTATACCGTCTTTTCCTTCCAGGGAACCTCTTCTTTCTTGTTGCTCGCCTGTTCCGGCTGCTTGGCCTGGGTCTGGATCTGCTCTTGGGTGGGGATAGGTTCGGCCTCCTGGGCCGCTTCCGCCGCCTCTTCCACCGCTGCCGTCGTTGCCGTCCTCGTCCCCCTCGCCGCCCGGATGAGCGCCCGCTGTCCCGCCGTCTCCTGGTCCGGGTTTTGGCCCTGAATGTCCGGTTTTTCGGTCTGAATGTCCGGGTTTTGGCCCTGGGCAGCCGGGTTTTGCGTAGCTTGTAAAGTTTGAGCCGTAGCTTGTGGCGTAGCTTGAGCCTCTGCCGCTTGCTGCGTTTCCCTTGTCTCTGTAGCCGGTTGGGATGCTTCCCGCTTCGTTTCTGTTGCGCTCTGAGCGGTGGTTTTGGCTGCCGCCCTGCTCTGCCTTGCGCTGTTCACCAGGCCCGCAGCGCCGCCCAGAACGCCGCCAGAGAAGGCACCAACGGCGGCGTTGTTCGCCAGTTCCGCCCAGCTCCATTCTGCGTTGGGGTCTTGGGCCGCCTTGTCCAGCAGATAGTTTGCGGCATAGCTTGCGCTTTCCTCCGTCGCCTCCACGCCCGCCTGTTTCAGAAGGTTAGCCACGAACGACTTCCCGGCGGTCCCTTTTATGATTTTTCCCAGGGATTCCACGGGAATTTTCTCGGTGGCCACTTCCACGGCACCGGAGAGGATGCCCCGCCCCAGGGCTTCCCCCGGGGTGCTGCCGCTGTTTTCCAGTTCATAAGCCCGGCTGCCCGTGGCCTGGGCACCCAAAAGGGCCAGACCGGCCACGGGGTTCACGGCACCCAAAATCATGCCAGGTGCGCTCTGCCCCAGGCTGATGGCGGCGTTGGTCAGCCACTTTTCCGCCCCCGTCTGCCCTTCGGTGGCCTGTGCTTGCAGTTCCTGGCTCTTCTGCATCAGCTTGGAGCCTGTGGTGTAGGGGCTCACCGGCTGGTCCGTGGTGTCCAGCTGGATTGCCAGTTGCAGGTTTTCCCGGGAGCGGTACAGGTCCTCCAGGCTCCGGGTGTCGTCATAGCTTTCCCCGGCCTCCGCTTTCTTGATGAGTTCGTTCACTTCCCGCAGTTCCGCTGCGTCCTTGGTCGCCTCGGTTTTCCATCGCTTCTTGATGTTGTTCCGCAGGGCCTTGCTGCCGATGTCGTGGATACTCAGCAGAGACCCGGCGATTCCCGTCCCGATGGAGCCCAGGGTGGCCCCCGCCTTTTTCAGGGCTTCCGTTGGGTCCACCGCCCCGGACCGGATGGTCCGCCCGTAAGCGTCTGTGGTCACACCCGCCGTTTCCGCTGCGTCTGCCGCCGCCTTCCGCTTCTTGGCCTCGGCGTCCTTCTCCCGGATGGTAGCCCCTCGCTTGCCGGCCGATTCCATCCCCGCCGTGTCGCCCTTGGCCTGGGCGGTCTCATAGTCCAGCTTCGCCCGCTTTAGCTTGGTCTGCTGGGTTTTGGATAGGCTCTTGTCCGCCTTGTCTAGCTTGGGGGAGGTGGTCTCGTTCCCCGTGTCGCCCCCGGAGTAGCCGTAAAATCTCCTGATTCGTTCCGCCTTCTGGTGGGCCGCCGTCATGCCCGCCTCGTCCCCGCTGGCCTTGGCCTTGTCGTATTCCGTCTTGGCTTCCTGGATGATTTGCTTGTGGCTGTCTTTCAGCCGGGAGTCCGCCGCCGAAAGGGTCTGCTTGTTCCGCGCCTCACGCTTTTCCGCCTCCGCCTTGGCGGTGGCCACCTTGGCCTTCTGCTGCTTGGCGGTGTTTCCCACCACCCCCACGCTGTGGGCGATGTCCACCTTGTCCTTTGTAGTGGTCCCCGCCGCCGCCGTGGCTTTCAAGTTGGTGAGGGGAGTTGTGGTCGCCAGGTTCGCCCCTCGCTGCTGCCTGGTGGTATAGTCCGTCTTGGCCTTCTGCTGGGTGGCCTGTTTCTTCGCCGCCGTCTGGCTTCGCTTCTTCTTGCTGTTCGTGGTCTTTGCCGTGGTGGGCACCGTGTTCTTGGTGCTGGCCTTGGCCTTCCCCTGGCTGGTGGCCATAGTCGCCGCCTTGGTCTTGGTGCTGGACTTCTTCGTGCTGCTCTTACTGCTGCCGGAGGAAGTTTTACTTGTCGTCGTGGACTTGTTGGTGGAGGAAGAGGAAGTTTTGCTTGTCGTGGTGGTGCTTTTCTTGCTTGCGCTGGCCTTGTTTTTTAGGTCGTCCAGCGGATTCGTGGTTTTCAGGCTGATTCCCACGCCGTCACCCCCTTAATAAAGTCCCTGCATGGAGTACATATAGATTTTCGCCGCCTGGGCCGCCTGGTTATAGGTCAGCCCCATGGCCGCCAGTTCTGCCGTGTTGGGCACGATGCCGCTCTGGATCTTCGTCCAGCCGTTGCTGATGAGGTCCTGCTGCTGGCTGTATGCCGTCTCCGCCTCCTGCTGGGCCTGGCTGGTGTTGTACTGCTTGGTGCTCTGGTTCTGCTGATAGATTTGCAGGTCCAGATTTGCCTGGGCCTGGGCCACGTCCACGATGCTTTGGGCCTGGGTCTTATACTCCGTGAGAAGGGCCGCCGCCTTCTCGTACTCGTTCTTTGCCACGGCCTCCGCAATGGAGTTTTGATAGTCCACATAAAGCTGGCTCAGTTCGTTCTGTGCATCCGTGGTGGCGTTCGCCTCCGCCGTCCGAATGGTGGTCAGGTTCCCCTGGTAATTGTTCGCCATCGCCAGGGCCGCCTGGCTCCCCGTGCCGGAGTTCAGGCCCGAGGCAGAGGCGCTTTCGTTGAAGGCTTGCTTCTGCCGCTCTGCCTCCGCCGACAGGGTGTTGGCCTGGGCCTGGTAGGTGGCGGGGATTTTCGCCAGCGCCGCCTCCAGCTCCGCCTTGCTGCTGTCGTAAGCGCTTTTCAGTTGGGCCAGGGAATACTGCTGGGCGGCATCATATGTGCTGTTCACAGCGTCCGTCTGGGCCTCATAAGTGGGCAGTCCAACCTTGCTATAGGTGTCCTCGTCCGTCGCCAGCCCGATATACTCCGAGCCGTCGGTGCCGCCGGAATACCCATACTGCGCCCGCAGGCTCTCCGCCAGGTTATGGTAATAGGCTGCCAGCTCGGTGTTCCCCGCCGCCTTGGCTGCCTCATACTGGGCTTGATAGGCTGCGATTTTCTGCTGGTCGGCGTAAGAAAGCCCCTGGTCCAGATAGGTCCCCGTTGGGGTGTAGGTGCTGTTCCCGGTAGTGGTGGTCCCCGTGGTGGTCCCCGTGGTGCCGGAAGTGCTGCCGGTGCTGGAGATTTTCACGCTCCAAAGCCCCGACGTGGGGTTATAGGTGGCTCCCTGGGTGTTGGGGTTTACCACCAGGTAGTCGCCCGCCGCCGTCTGAACCACGTCCCCCACCTGGGTCCCCGTGGGTGCGTTGCCGTCCGTCCCCACCTGGACGGTGTTCCCCGTCCGGGTGGTCTGGTCCACCGTATAGGTGGGGCTCACCGTGCTTGTGCCGCTGGTGGTTCCCGTTGTGGTGCTGGTCCCGGCGGAAGAAGTGCCGGAGGACCCGGTGCCGGAGGAGGAGCTGCCGGAGGACCCGGAAGAGGAGGACCCGGAGGAAGAAGAGGAGGAGCCGGTGGAAATGGTCTGGCTCCCGTCTGTGCCGCCGGAATACCCCGCCGAGGCCCGCACGGATTCCGCCCCCTGGTGGGCCGCCGCCATCCCGGCGGTGTCGCCCGCCGCCTTGGCGGCGTTGTAGGCGTCCTTATAGCTTTGGATGCTGGCCTGTTGGGATGCCGACAGCGTTTTGTCTGTGCTGGATAGCTGGTTGGTGTAAGTAGTCGCCATGGTATCACCCTTTCACAAAAACAAAGAGGCCATGGGGTTTGTCCCCTGGCCTCTTGCACTCAACATATTTTATCTTTTCATTATAGCCTAAAAAAGAAAACACGTCAAGTTTTATCCGTTGTCCAGCATCAGTCTCACGTGAGCCATCCAGTCTGCGCTCCAGTCCAGGCACATCTCCCAAATCGCCTGGATGCCCTGGGCGTGTTCCGGGCTCTTCTGCTCCGCCTCCCGCACGAACCGTGCCATCTGCTCCTGGAGGGCCGTTGCGTGCCCCAGTTCCTGCTTGCCCAGGGTGTGGAAGGTCCGGGCCAGTTCGTTGTCCGTGGTCTTATACTTGGTGTAGAGTTTGGCGTAGTGCTCGCCGTCCTCGATCTCATCTTTCAGATCTACCGCCAGCATCTTCATTTTGTGCATCATACCAATCTTCCTCCTTTCCCTTCTTTCTCATGCTTTTCAAAAGGGTGATTGCCGCCTCTCCCGCCTGGTTCCCCAGTTCGTGGCCCCGTTCGGTCACGGCCATTGCCCCTATCACGATGCCTAGAATCAGTTCCGTCATGTGGTCCTCCAAAAAGAAGGGCGGGGGAGACCCCCGCCCGTGGTGTCAGGCCGTCACTGCCGGGATAAGCTGCCCGCTGCAAGTGGAGGCCACGCCGAAGAGTTCAGGCTTGGTCAGCATATTGGCCCGGATGCTGTCAAGCTGGCTGTTGAAGCCGCAGCAGCACTCCGAGATCTGGCTGGTCAGTGCGTTGAACTTGGCGTCGGAATACAGCTGGTTCTTCAGGGCCTGGTTCTCCATTTTCAGGTCAAATGCCTGGGTCTGGAGGCCCTGGATGTAGATTCGGTTGTTCTGGTCGATGATGCTGTTCACACCGGCCTGGACTTCCGCCCTGGTCTGCGCCCCCTGCTGCTCCAGCTTATACTGGGTGTTGGCGCTGTCGATGATTTCTCTGCGCTCGATTTCGCAGTTGCTCACCCGGTTACAGCCGCCGCCCAGGGCGTCGCCGCCCAGGATGATGGGTGCCGCCGGTGCCTGTGCCATCTGGTGGCCCATGCCGCCGAAGTTGCCGAAGCCGCCGCCGAAAATGGCCCAAATGACCAAAATCACGAACAGGACCCCGATCCACGTCATGCCGCTTTTAGATTCGTCCATGGTGTTGCTCCTTTCTCAAAATATATTTCTTCCAACGGCTCATTTGAGCCGGGGGAACCGTGTTTTTGCGGGCGACATTTTTGTCGCTGTCTGCACGCCGAAGATTTTATCAGCGTCCGCTTTCAGGGCTTCCGGGGTGGTCCCCAGGGCCTGGCACACGGCCCTGGCCGCCATGCCCTGCCCATGCTTTCGAAAAATGCCCTCAATGGTGCCTGGGTCCAGCCCCAGCCGCTTGGCGGCGTTGGCCACGTCCGGCAGGGTGTCGCCCACCCCGGAAAGCGCCGTTTCAGCCTGTTTCGCCGCTCCCGTCAGGTTCACGTTCGGGAACATCTTGCCCACTGTGGCAAGCGCACGAGCCATGTCCATGTGCTTTCATCTCCTTCACTTCCGCCGATAGGTCGGCGATCAGTTTCGCCATTTCCCCCATCATTTCCTCCTGGCTTTTGGGTTTCACAATGACCCCCAGCTGCACCAATTTCTCGTAGTATTCGTTGGTCACGCTCTCCAGGTCCGAATACGCTGCCGCCGTCTTGCCGATGGCCTTCTTGTTCCCCAGCATATCCACCTGGAGAATGTCGTCCCCGTCCACCACGCACGCAACGGTGGCGGAGGTGTAGCTTACATTCCATTGGTTCATGTCGTCCACCTCGTTTCGTTGCCTCTATCCTACCAAAAAAGGCGAAACCGAACGCCTAAATAACGCCCAAGTTTCGCCCAAAAAAGAAAAGAGCCGCCCCGAAGGGTGGCTCTCTCTTTGGTAGATTATCGCAACCTACTCAATATTTCAATCCGTGCCGCCAAGATAGCTAGGCGGACCGCCTTGGGAAGCATCTATCCCAAAGCGACATCCCCACAACCGTGGGGTTAGAAGGAAAACCGGTTCATCGGTTTTTCAAACCACCGGTTCATCCCCACTACCGTGGGGTTTTCGATTCAGATTCCGGCGTTTTCTACGCTGGCTCTATAAATCTTTTCCTCATTTAAATCCACGTCGCCCGGAATTGCTAGGCGAACCTCCCAGAGAAGCATCCACCTCTAGGAGACACCCTAATCATAGCATCATCAGAAAGATAAGTCAACCCCTTTGCGTAAAAAAAGAGCGGCTTTTTCAGCCGCCCTTCTTTTGGAATGGAATTTAATAGAACTTTTGAGGTGTCTTTGTGCAAAGAATACACCAATCTGCCTAAAAAGTCAACCCAAAAACCGCTCCCGAATTTTTCTCAATTCGTTATTCACGGTCCCTCTGGAAACGTCCAGTTCCACCGCCGCCGGGATGATGCCGATTTGCTCCCGGTAGACAAGCCGAAAAACCTCCCGCTGCCTCCGGCTCATGGCCTGGCCCTCCATCTGGTCCAGCACGTCAGGGGAGAAGTGGTGTTTGGTCACAGCAGCCCCTTCCGGCCCAGAACGGCGGCCAGTTCGTCCCGCTTCACATAAGCCTCGGGCCGGGTGCCGTCCATTACGCCGGACTTCTCGGCGGTGGCAAAGTGGCCCTCCTTCTGGCTCCAGGCGGGCTCTGCGATTTGACCGGCATAAGACTGCGCCTTTGCCATCAGCTTATATGCCTGTTCATCTGTCATTTCGGTCAAGAGTTTCGCAATATCCATATCGTCGTCCTCCTCTTTGGTGGTGGTCGTAGTGGTCGTTGTAGTGCCGCTCAGCCGCTTGTTCACCTCTGCGGCAATAGCGCCCTCCCGGTTGTATAAATACTCCCCAGGGCACGCCTTGTTGGCGTAGTCCCGGTGACAGGTCATGTTGGCCCCGTTCAGGTGGTTCACCCGTGTGTTCTTGTCCGTGGACCACACCAGCTTCTTGATGCCGTTCCGCTGGCAAATGTCCGTCACCAGGTCGATGAGGGCGTTGTATGCCGCCGTCGTGACCTCCGTCCGC